TTGGGAAGCCCAGTAACGACGAACGTGCCATTCCAAGGCGCGCCCATCCCGGACAGGGTGAACGATTGACCGATCTGTAGCTGATGTTCCTGTAAAAGCTGAACGATGGCCACATTTGACGTCACCTGTTTATGGGTGACGGTCAATGCAGCCATCGTTAGCAGCCTTGGAGGAGGACTTAGTTAGGCGACAAGAACCTTGACGAACTTGGTCGCATCGGCCATGAACGCGGCTGCGTAGCCACGGAAGGCGATGGTGCGGCCAAGCGTCGAAGGAACGTCGATGCTGATTGCGCCCTTCTGCTGTTCGTAGAACTCGAAGCCAGCGGCGGGGCCAGCTGCGTGTCCGACGACGCCGAACAGGTTGCCCGATCCGGTGCCGCCAGCCATGTTCTTGTCAACGACGAGCGACAGACCCAACGGGTTGCCGTTCCACGAGGTGGCCGACTGCGAGCCTGCGGCGTTCTGGCCGATCAGGTTCGTCGAACCAACGAACGGGAACACCGGGCGGTCAGCGTTGTCGACTGCCATGCCGAGCTTGGCCCAGACGATCGGCGCGACAAAGTAGTGCGTCGGCAGGTAGTTCGAGCTGTTGCTGATCTGGTAAGCGGCGCCGTAGATGGCTTCGACAATGTCCTTGCCGTCGAACGCGTTAAGCGTCTCGAACTGGGTCACGCCTGACACCATGGTGTCAACGGCGTAGTTGTCGGTGGCCTGACCGTAGGCGATTGCGAGCTGGTCGAGGACGATCGCGAGGCTGTTCGGGTCGGTCCAGTCAAGGTCCTGCTCGGACAACGTGACGTAGGTGCCGAACGTGAGCTTGCTGATGTCCGTGTTGGACACGCCGACCGTCGACGGGTCAAGCGGGTTGAGCTGGCCCGTGGGCTGCTGGGTCACGACCGGGCGGGTCGTGATCTTGGGACGACGGAACGTCGCACCGCTCTGCGGCATCGCACGAACGCCGATCGCCGAAACGAACGGACGGATCGCGTTGAGGCCGTCGTACACCGGGCCGACGATCTGCTCAGGCAAGATGCCAGGCGTGTCAGCCGTCGTGATATCGGGAGCCGCGGCCTTGATGTTGGCGTTGAGCTGTGCGAAATCGGCGCCACCGCGCACGAACGAAGCCATGTACTCCGTCGGCGACGGAAGCTTAAACGACTTCTTGGCTTCGGCCCAGATGGGTGCCGAAACGGTCTGCGGCTGCGCCGAAACAGCTGCCGCGCTTTCGATCTGAACGTCCTTGGTTGCTTCCACTGGTGCAGTCTCCTGTTGTGAGCCCTCGGTCGCTGCAACCTCGGTGATTTGAGCTCCAGCAAACGCCGGGGCTGTGACTAACGATAGTTCCATCCATTCACCTTTCGCAACCACGAGAGTGCCGTCCTCGTCGTAGGAAGCGTCAATCGGGTTGACCCCGACCGATACCGAATCGATGGCGCCGTCCTTGATGAGCTCAACGACGTCGTCGCCGTCGCGGGTCTTGCTGATCTTGGCGGTGAACAGCATTCCAGCCTCGGAATCCATGCGCCCGGTGACCACTCCTACGGGCTGGGTCGAGTCGTGGTACTTCAGCAGCTTGGGCGCCTTGCCTTTGACGGGCAGGCTGCCAGGCAGGAACTTGACGCGGGTCCCGTCCGAAACGGTCGCTTCGACGTTCCACGGGACGGCGATGCCGCTGATCGAGCGCGGCGTTTCGCCTTCCTCGGCGGTAACGAAAGTGTTGCTGGCGGTGAGTTTCAGCATTAGTCGTCATTCCTTTCGGGCGTTCTGCTGGCCGGGGATTCGGGGGCAGCGTTTCCTTCGTCCCCGGCCATGTCGTTTTCCTCCAAGTATGACTTCACGTCTAGTTCGATGTAGCGCCCGCGGGGCGTCACGTTGTTCATGCTAAGGGTCTGTTCGATTGCGTCCACGAACGGCTTAGCGCCAAACAGGTAAAGGTCCTGTCGGGCTTGCTGTGCGTTGGCGTAAGTCATCGAACTGGTATTGATGCCGACAAGATACGGCGGGATGTTGGCGATGCGAGCCATTTCCAACGCCTGATGTTCACGCGATTCGACGGATTGCATCTTGGACGGGTCAACGTACTGCGGCTCGAAGTTGACGAACTGGTTGAGCGCGGCGATCGCGTTTGCTTCGCGGGCGTCAGCGAATGCCGCGGCCATGTTTGCCAGTTCCTCGGAGCTCATCGGCTCCCCGTCAACCTGCCGCAGGATGCCTGACGGGATTTGGTTGCGGGCGAAGCGTTCGGCGGATTCGTCAAGGTTGCGCGCGGTGCGAATTGATCGAGCGCCCATTGATAGCAAGCCCTGGATCGGGCTGATGAACTGGATCACGTCGCGGGTGTCAAGGTCAAGGCCGTTAAACGTGACCTGCTTGGACGGTCCGAACCATTGCGGGCCTGCCTGGTCGCGGGTCTGGACGTCGGCGGCGGGAATCCAGGTGAATTCGGCGGGGAAACCGTTGCCGAATCGTTTGGTAACGACCCAAAAGGCGCGCCCATAAAAGATCAGGTCGTCGGTCGTCCAGGACAGGATGAAATTGCGGGTCACGTTCGGGTCGGGTTGATCGAACCAGACGTCGTCGGGCAGGTACACCTTCTCGTATTCCTGTTCAGTGGCGTCCCATTGCCACGAATATTGTCTGATTGTGAGCGCGCCAACCATTGAGCAGATAAGGTCACGCGCCCGGCTAATGGTGGGGATGTTGATTGCCTGCAGACGGTCGTAGCCCGTCATGTAGGTCATAAAGTTGCCGACGTTGGGGTTGCCTGCCGCGCCAACGGCTGCACCGATCGCCGCGTGGGGTGCAACTTTGCTGGTTTGGACGCCCGAGAAAATGCCCATGGTGCGTCAAGCCTAGGCGTTCGGTCGCACGAATGCGATCGCAGGCCGTGTCACGTTCGGACGCGGCTTGGACATGAGCCCCGCGGCCCACACTAGGCAACGTGCTAGTTCGATCGGCCCTGGTGATTTGGTTGAGGACAATGCGATAGCGCCCGGAGTACGGACGGCGACAGCGCGCCCGACGTGTTCCGCGAGCATTGTTTCCCCGGTGTGCTGGAGTTTGTTTTCGGCAATTGATTGCCTAACTGCTCCAGTAAACGAGACGATCTCTCGGTAGCCCACAATGATCCTCTTGCGAGCCAGGTCGCTAGGACAATGCACGTCCAAAGTTGGAGTGATAGCCAACGTGAGGCCAGGGTTGGCAGCGATCTCCTGCCTGACATGATCCCATACTGCCGTCAGGGTGTCGCACATAAACGACACGGTGGCGGTCAGGATGTTTTCGGCGTTGTGATTGCAACGGACAGCGCAGTAGCGGCCATCGTCAACGCTGACCTCGACAGCGAGCACCCCGCCTGGGCGCGGCGGTAAATCGGTCGTTCGTTCTTTCCAAAGCCCAGGGGACAGCCAGCCTGTTTCGGTTTGTACCCACAGGTTGACGGAGCTGCGCAGGAACCCTGCCCGGTTCGGGGCATGAGATTCGGCCTCCAGGGTGTCAATGCCGAGCGTGTGACCGAGTGCTGGGTTGGCGTACTCCCACGCTTCAGGGGTCATCGGGTCGAGTTCGGGTGGTGGCGAGTATTCCGCCAGGTACAACGGTGCCTTGTCCCCGGTATCGATGGCGCGGAGCGCTTCCTCGCGCCATTTGAGCATGGCGACCGATTCCTCGGTGCCTGCGGTCGACCACATGGACAGCAACGGGTTGTTTCGGGCGCGTTGGGTTGGTCTCAATCCGATATCAAGGGTTTCGGTATCGACGCCGAACAGCTCGTCAACGATGATGAGATCACAGCTCAGACCGTGACCGGCTGACGGCTTGGCCGCGCGGACGATCCATTTGTTGGCGCCGACCTTTATCTGGTTGCGGCCATACGCCCACACGATGTCGTGCTTGGACAGCCCGAACGATGCTTCGAGGATCGGGGCAAGGTCCTGGAATAGTGCACAGGCTAGATCGAGGCGGTGCGCGGTCGTCAGGATCACCTGCGGCTCATCCCACACTCGGGTAAGCCACCAACCAACCAAAGCCTTCAGTGCCGCGGTCTTGCCGTTCTGCCGCGCTACCGACACAAGTGACACCTGGTTCAGAAACTTGCCATTTGCGTCATACGACAGCTGCGCATCAAGGACCCGGCGTTGCCAAGGCATCAGCTCAATGTTCAGATACTTGGAAGCCCACAAAGCGACATCAGGCCCAAACGATCCCGCCGCATCCGAGACGATCGTCTCCAATCGCGGCAAGTCATGACCCTTTCCTTTCTTGCGGGTTTCTTTCCTTTCGGATAAAGAGAACGATGGGCGCGGGCC